GTAACCAAACAAGAACTGGATAACATTCTAACACAAGTGAATGCCATTCTTAAACAATACGACGAACGTCTTAAGGCTTTAGAAGAGCAATCAACACAGCCCAAGGCACCACAAAAGAAGGCTCCATTAGCACAAGCCTCTTGACAAGTCAAGTATTTTATGGTATAATAGTAGTATACACATAACACAGGAGAATGCCATTGGCACCTGAAGATGAAAAATATTATGAAAACTATCTTGGTTTGTTTCTTCATCCCGGTTGGAAACAATTTGTAGGTGAAGCCCAAGACCTCTTAAATGCATATAGTATTGAAGAGATCAAAAACGAACAAGAATTATTCTTTGTCAAAGGACAACGTAGTTCACTACTGAACATCACTCGTTTTGAGACAGGAATAAAAAATGCAATTGACATGGAGTCTGAGGATGCTTAGACGATATGATTTCAAATGCATAACTTGTGACCACATTGAAGAGCAATGGGTAGATTCTAGTGATCTATTCGCAACTTGTCCTGAATGTGGTGACACCTCACAGCGGATAATCTCAAGTGTATCCTCACATTTCAAAGGAATCGGATGGCCCGATGCTGATGATAAGTGGGCTAGGGATCATGAGAGAGCCGCTCAGAAATAATCACTTCCATAATGCTACGGCACGGAGTTTAACAATATGGCACAATTACTTGATCGGAAACCCGAAGATCAACAAGACACCGAAGAGTTCTCTTCACTAGAGGAAATAGAGCAAGTCGAACAGGAAGCTGAAGGGCCAACCCTAGAAGACACTCAAGAGCCTGAAGAAGATGATGGCATTCCTGAAAAGTATCAAGGAAAGGATATCAAAGATATCGTCCAGATGCATCAGGAAGCTGAGAAACTTCTAGGCAGGCAAAGTTCTGAAGTAGGTGAACTACGGAAAATTGTTGATGATTTCGTAAAGTCTCAGATTCAAGCGGCCCCAAGCCCACAAAAAGAAACTGACGAAGAAATAGACTTCTTTGCAGATCCTGAAAGAGCTATTGCAAGAGCAATTGAGAACCATCCGAAGCTAAAGCAAGCTGAAGAAACCTCACTGGCTATGAAGCAACAGCAGATACTGGCTCAGTTACAGAACAACCATCCTGACTTTATAGATATTATTCAGGATCAGAAGTTCCAAGACTGGAGAGACAGCACTTCAGTTCGACGTGAACTCTACGAACGCGCAGACAAGAACTTTGACTATGAAGCCGCCAATGAGCTTTTGACACTCTGGAAAGAACGTCAAGGCATGGTAGCAGAAACAGCTAAAGTTCAAGAGCAAGATCGTAAGCGTCAACTCAAGGCCGCTTCTACAGGCAGTACCACAGGTTCTACAGAGGCGCCAAGTCGTAAAATCTATCGTCGTGCTGATATTATTAAACTTATGCAAACTGATCCGAAGCGTTACACGCAACTCTCAGATGAGATTATGGCGGCATACGCAGAGGGTCGTGTCAAATAGTGTTAAGGAGAAATTAACATGGCACTGGGTACTAACCACGTCACCAATACTACTGGTGCAACTTTCATCCCCGAAATTTGGAGTGATGAGATCATCGCGGCCTACGAGAAGTCACTCGTATTGGCTAATCTTGTAAACCGTATGCCAATGACAGGCAAGAAGGGTGACACTATTCACATCCCTAAGCCTACTCGTGGCGATGCATCTGCTAAGTCTGCTGAAACTCAGGTCACACTGATTGCGGCAACTGAGTCAGAAGTACAAGTAACCGTAGACAAGCACTACGAGTATTCACGTCTGATTGAAGACATTACAGACGTTCAGGCGTTGTCTTCACTCCGTCAGTTCTACACTTCTGATGCAGGTTATGCACTTGCAAAGCAGGTTGACACTGACCTGTTCGCTCTTGGTAAGTCTTTGGGCGACTCAGACGGTGCTGACTGGGTACACAGCAATGCATTCTACATGGATGCATCTACAGACTTGACAGCTTACGCTGTTGACACTGTAGCGGCAGGAGACATCTTCTCTGATGATGCTTTCCGTCAGGCTGTTAAGCAACTCGACGATGCAGATGTTCCTATGGATCAGCGTTTCCTCGTAGTTCCTCCTTCAGTCGTACAAACTATCCGTGGCATCACTCGCTACAACTCATCTGATTTCGTATCAGGTCAGCCAACAGTGAATGGTAACATTGGTAGCCTCTACGGTATTGACATCTACGTCTCTACTAACTGCCCACTCATCGAGTCTGCGGCTGACAACGCCGCCGGTGGTGACCTCAAGGCAGGTATCCTAGGACACAAAGATTTCGGCGTATTCGTCGAGCAACTAGGTGTTCGCTCACAAACTCAGTACAAGCAAGAATACCTTGGTGACTTGTTCACTGCAGACACTCTCTACG